GAGACAGTGGGATTTCGTTAACCTGCATTGCTCCCCCTAGAAGAGACCGGCTATAGAAGAAAGCAGCGACTGATTAACCGGCTTCGACGATTTAACGCCAGAGTTCTGAACGGCGGAGGTACTTACGCCCTGAGTCATATCCGCTTTGTCAGCCACGGAAATGGTTTTGGTGGACGTGATTAGCACTTCTCGTAGCGTCAGCGTGGCAGACAGCACATTTTCGGTCTGTTTGTCGGTTATGACTTCCAGCACCTTGATCAGCATGTTGCTGTAAATGCGCTTACCCGTAGTGACGCTGAACGGTACCCGGCTGCGCTGCAGCGTCAGCAACTCGGCATAAACCTCTTTTGGACTCATGCCAATACTGAGGCCAACGGTTGAAAGGTTGAGCAAATCAAGCAGAGAGCCGCCCCCGGCAAATCCCACCTCCATGACAACCTCAGAAGGCCGGCGAAAAGCGTGATCGGCAACCGGGGCTTTATCCTCGACGGGATGTTCAGTAATTTCCAGCGTGTCGCTGTGTTTTTCGCTGACCACCACGTCGGGGATCATCATCCCTATTTTTCGACTCTGCAGAGAAAACAGCGTTGATAAAATATCCATTAACGCGGCCCCGTTGATAATGCCTGACTGATACGTGAATTGACCGATGTCTGCTGATCGGCAACGGCTTTACCGGCCATTGCCGGGTCAGTCACGCCGTGAATATGAATGTTGGTTTCCTGGTTAACCTGAGCGCCGCCTGACGGCATGTTGCTCATCACACTCGGAATGTAGTTGCGGGTTTCCTCTGGCAGCAGCGCCATGCCATGCTTCTGCACGTTGCCTATCCCCCAGTTATACGACGCCAGCGCTTTGCTGAGGTCGCCGCCGTTGGATTTGAGCAATTTCGAAAGGTATTTAGCTGCGGCCTGTGCTGACTTCATCGGGTCGAACGCTTCACCGTTCCGCAAGCCCATATCTCTGGCGGTTCCGGGCATTAACTGGAAAAGCCCCTCTGCACCAGCGCCAGACATCGCCATCGGGTCGCCAGACGACTCCGCGATCGCCACGCTGCGCAGCAGTCCTTCGGGCAGGCGGTATAGCTGTTCAAGCCGCTGTAAGGCCGGTTGCATCCAGCCTAGCAAAGCCGCGCCCGCTTTTGTTGGCTGCGGTCGCTTTACAGTCCCGTAGCCGTCATAGGCGTTCGTCGCTCCATTTGTACTGGACATTCCCGCCCACCAGGAATAAGCCTGATTCAGAAGGCCGTCAGCCTGCCCAAGCAAGCCGCCAGTGCTGCCCTGATTCTGGTTCATTCGGTCAATCAGATATTGGCCGACGCTTTTACCCTGGCTTTTTGCTTCTTCCTGCGTTTTCCCTATTTTGTCCCAGGCGCTGACTGCCGCGATGGCAGCAAGTAAGGGTGAAAATCCTTTACTGACACGCGCAATTCCTGTGAGCATCCGCAAAGCCCAGCTACCGGCAACAAACACCGCAAGCACCTCAAGAGCATTTTGCAGACCACCCACGCCGCCTGTCATATCCAGCAAAGTATTTTTAATCCACTTCATTGCTGAAATGGCTTTGTTAATCGATGGTTCCCACTGGCTCCAGTCAATCAGGCTTTTACCGCCCTCTTTCCATGTCCGGTAATCGTCATAAAGCAGTGCCAGCGTGCCGATCAGCATGGTCACCATTCCGATCGGCGACCTCATGAAAGCGCTGTTAAGAACACGCCAGGCAAGAAGCAGCCCACCCAGCGTTGCGATTAATCCCTGTGTCGATTTATCGAGCGAACCCCACCACTCTTTGATGTCACCAGCAGCCTGAATGAGCCTGAAAACAACACGTCCTATCACGTCCGCCAGCCACAAAATACCTTTAACGCCGCTGGTGATGGCCTGCTCTATTTTGGGAAAGTTATCCAGAACCTGTTTACGCAGGTTATCAATCGAACCGGCCAGGCCTTCACTGAGGCTGGAACCGATTTTATCCCGCGCCATGCCAGCCATTTCACCGAACGACCGCAAAGAAGTCATGAAACGGTTAGAGCTCACGGCGGCCGAATCGGCGTTATAGCCAATGGCTTTCGCCATCTGCGTATAATGCGCGGAGAACTGGCCCACGCCGCGGCGCATTGCCATCAGCGTGTTTTCATCAATGCCCAGCATCTGCGCGTACTGGTTGGCGCGGTAATACGGCATATTGCGCAGCTTATCGCCCACGCCCGTGAAAATGCTGGCCATGTCCTGCATGTTGCCGCTGGCGTCACGGGTCTGCACGCCGAGACGATTGAGAAATCCCTCAGCGCCAGGGCTGTTACGCATGAAGCGCGCCAGGCTCTCCAGCGATGATCGGGCTCCCTCTACGGTGCCGCCCAGCTGTGAAATCGCATAACCAATCTGCTGAATACCCGCAACCGTTGCGCCTGTGCGTTTCGAGGACCAGTAAAGCTGATCGAGTCCGCTGGCAATCTTTGCTGTATAAGCGAGAATGGAAAGCGCCGCCCCTTCGACGGCCGCACCCATTTTCACAACCTGCAGCGTGGTACCGGCCACAACGGCATTAAATTTACGTGAGCCTGCCTCATCAACCTGAAAGCCCAGGCTGACCAGAAAGTCCTTAATGGTTTCGGCATTCATTGGTTTTGGAGCTCCCAGCGGCGGATCCGCGCGTTGTTATCGGCTTTGAGGTCCAGCCAGTCATTCATGCGGGCAATGTCGGCCAGATCCACACTGCCGTTTTTCAGGTCCGAATAACTGATGTACCCGGCATCTACCGGGCGCATCAGGTAATCTTCACCATCCGGAAGCGTGTCGAGCGTCAGGCCGCTGGCGGGGGCTGCGTCTCTTTGTCTGGGAGTGCGGGCAAAAAATTTCCCAGGCTGTCGCCCACCACGCGACCAACCATCTGCAGCATGCTCAGCAAATCGATGTCGTCGAACATCAGTTCATTCTGGCGCGCAACCGGCACCCATGAGTTTTTGTCCTGACGGCGTGAGACGACGGCCAGACACGGAAAAATAATCGCGTTGGTGTCTTCTTCGCTGAGTGCTGCCAACTGGTCGGCTACTTTGGGCAAGACTTTTTCAAAAATCGCGCTGTAAGACTCAGAATCGGCATCGGTACCGTCCTTCTTTGGAATCATGTCGCGAATGCTGCCATACTCAGCCAGCAGCCCCGCCAGAATCGGAAGCAGTTTGCGTGACACTTTCAGCTGATCGAAAACACTCAGCTTTGACGTGCGATAATCGGTGCCTTTGATTTTAAATTCCATCTGTTAATACTCCCCGAGCAGTTCATCAATTTTGATGCAGTCAAATACCCAGGCAACGATGCCCGCTACTTTCGGATTGCTGAAATCCGGCTGTTTCTGGAATGCACACCCGCGTGCAGTTACCAGGTCACCCGATGCTGTGTTACGCACCACGATAACGTTGTTGCCCCAGAGCGTTGAGGAAAGGCTTTGGGCGTTGTACATGATTGACAGCTTTTTATTGAGCGGGGATGTTTTCAGCAGGTTAACGGTGACAGTACCGGCTTTGCCTGCATGCAGGCTGTGCATGCCTTCGCCGTCAGCACCTGTTGTCATGGTGTTTTTTGCCTCTGACATGGCGACTACAATCCCCTCATCGGAGTTCGCAGAGCCATAACCCAGGTCAAGCGCGCCGGATGGTCCGGTAAGGGACGCCGTGACGTCCATAAATGAATAAGTAGGCATCAGTTTCCCCTTAGCGCACTACGTTGATCATGACGTCGCCATAATGAATGGCACCGGCCAGCTTACAGGCCACCTGAACAGGCGGCGCTTTTCGCTTCTGACGGTCTGCCTGTGCCTGCTGGGCCATTGGCTGAATGTAGGCGTAATAGCCTTTAGTCAACGTATCGCCGGACGACAGTTCGCCCAGCGGTCCACCAGTCCAGACGCCGGGCGCAATCAGGCCATTAGTTACCGCCTGGTCCATTGAGTCTTCCACGTTCGCAAGCAGGCGCGTACCGCCAGCGTCGGTCTGTGGGATTTTGTTCAGGGAGGTGTAGAGCAGGTTAAAATAATTGGTCTGAACATAGTTCTGCAGCCAGTCCAGGCCGTGGCGCTCGTCGAAGAAATCGCCGTTTGCCATTACACCCTGCTGCAGGATTGCGGTGTCGTTGGCGTAGTACACAAACACGTTACCGTTGCTGGCATCGATGGCGGCTGCTTGCGGGCTGGTCAGCACCTCGTAAGTGATGCCCGGCTCCTGTTTAAATTTCAGCGTAATGGCGGTATTGAAGCCGTTAAAATTAACGGTAAAGCCACGACCAAACGCGGAAATCGCCGCATATTTGCTGGTGGAACTGTACTGCCAGAACGTG